TCTAGCCAGATACTTACCATAGGCTATAGGTTCCCGAAACGGCTTAGTGAAGGTTGTGCTTACCAACAGAGCAAAATTAGTGTTGCCACTACTGCGGTCAGCATAGCTATGCCCGTTAACCGTGATTACCGGGTCATCACCCCCCGTGGATTCCATAATGACCTCACCAGCAGGACACATGCAGAAGGTCCTAATTCGGTCATCAAACCTCTTGGATAGAAACTCCAGCTTTGCCTCATACAGCACACTGGTCAACCTCTCCATTACTGCCATCGGCACTTCCACCCTGACCCCAACATCAATGGGGTTAGAATTCATGGTTAGATTAAGCCGGCTAGCTTCTGTGGATAACCAATCCGCTCCCTCCCTACCCGGAGCCAGAAGCAGATAACGACAGTCAAACCTATCCCCGGCCATGGTTTGAATCCCTTTAACCTCGCCATTGTCAACAATAACGGTAGAAGCAGTAACCCCAAGCTTAAATTCCAGGCGTGAACTAAGGTAATCACGTATAGCCTCGAGCACAGCACGGCAACGCTCAGTGCCCAAATGGCGAACCGGGACTGGTATCAGCCGCAATCCCACCAGACAAGCCTTACGACGTATCTCCTCAACCTCATCCCCAACCCCATAGAGCTTATCCGAGGCACCAAACTTAAGATATATATCATCAACATACTTAATCAGGTTCTCAGTAGCCCCATCCCCAAGGTATTCCCTGAGCCTACCCCCCACCTCTCCGGTTAGTGTCAACTTACCATCACTAAAAATACCAGCTCCACCCAAACCACAAACCAGATTGCAAGGTGAGCACGGAGGACAAGGGCTACCTGAGTCGCGAACCGGGCACTGGCGCCCATCAATATCCCTGCCCTTCTCTATAAGTAGAATATCTAGGTCGGATGCCTTAGCTAGTTCCAAAGCGGCAAAGATACCGGCCGGACCACCGCCGACAATGATGACATCGTATTTCCTGGCCATTCTATTTCAACGCCGTTCCTAGAAAAATCCCGGATTTCTCCGGGTGCCAAGTGACATTGTATAACCCCTAGCTTTAGCCGTCAAGGAAAATGACGAATCCTAAATGGGATTTGGGGGGATAATAATTAGGTTATTGAACAACATCTCCGCCGTTGACATTTGCCAATTGGCGAATTATACTAGTAAATTATGGACAATGATAGCAGGGTAAATCTAGGCAGATTAGTCAGACAGCAAAGAGTTACCATACCGCTGACACTCCAGCAGCTGGCAGCTGCGTCAGGGGTATCAGCATCACACTTAGGCCGTATAGAGAAAGGACAGCGTTTCCCATCAGCCTCAATCCTGCGGAGAATTGCCAAGCCTCTAGGCTTTGACGAGGATGAGCTATTTACCTTAGCTGGCTACCTCTCCCCCCAGCCGCCGAGCATAGCTGAGCAAAATCCAGAATATAGCAGTGGGCGATTAGACCCCTATGTAGCCAGGATATTAAGTCAGGAGCCGGTTGAGGTGCAACACGCCGTTCTCGGAATCCTCACCATCTTAAAGAGCCTTGCCAAGAGCGTGGCTAAAGAAACCAGCTAACAACGAGCTTAGCCAATTCTCGCCTCCAACTAAAGAGAAAAAAAGGACTAGGTATAAACCGCCATCACCACTGCCTCTTTAGGATTATGCTCGTCAAAGAATATAATCGCTACCTTCCGACCCAGAGCCATCTCTGCTGCGGGCAAGTTCCTAGCCACAGCAATACCCTCCAGATAAGCCTTGTAGCTGCCAGCAAGCTGAACAGTGGCAGTATAATCACCAGAATTGAAACTCTTTAATAACCCTTTCCTCAGGTTCATCTCCCCAAGCCTCCTTTAGATATTTTTAAAACCCTATCCCCTTTATCCCCTTCCCCTTGACAAGGGGAAGGGGGAATTGCTTATTTAAGAGAGGCTCCGCCTCTCTTAAACTCTCCTTTAGTATTTTGCTCCCTTAACCTTCAGTATCTTGCTCCCTTTGACAAGAGGAAGGTTTTTAGAGAAGCTACACTCCTCAAAAAGAGGTAGCTTATTAAGGGAAGTTTAAAGGGGCAAAACCCCTTCAAAACCTATATTTCCCCCTCATGCAAGGAAGATATTCCTATCATGGAGAGGGGGATAAAGGGGGTGAGGTAGATAAACAATTTCTATACTGCCCCCAGTACCAGGCGTTGCTCATACTGAGCCTTGCTCGGCTGATAAACCAGGGTCAGCCCGAGCACCCTCTTCTTCTCGGCACTGAGTCCCGCCCGACTGTCAGTTATGTCAATTACATCATATAGCTGCTGACCACAGTTGGTTGGTATCCGGATGATGCCACTGGCTGATTCTATCTCAGCTTCTCTTAAATAGGCTTCTCCCCGCTGCTGGGCTTCGACTACAGAATCTATATTCCCGTCATAAAGCTGCTGGAGCTTATCATATAGCTTATTTATCTCACCCCACTCCAACGAATCAACAATGACCGGGGCCTCAGCACCGGTATCGTAGCCCTCGACCTGGACCCGATTGAGCTTCCAGGCGCCAACCTGGTATCTACCCTCGTATATGGCGTGGTCCGAGCCGTAGCTATAGGTAGAACTATCGGAAGACAGAGGATTTACCAGATAGGCTTTATTGCCTTCAATGAACAGGACATCGGGGACGAAGGAGAGTAGCCTCCTGATGACAGCCTCCCCCCGACTATCGGGGTTAATGGTGAAGTCAGGGTAAAAGCTAGTGATAACTGACGACTGGGATACCACTTCTAGCTTCAAGCCGACCCTGGCCAGGACAAACTCAAGGATTTGCTTAACATTGAGCTCACTCTGGTCTTTATTCCATCGGAACTGATGTCTTGCTCTCCAGCCGCTTATCAAGCCCCATCCGCCTGAGGCATATAGCATCAGGCTAGCTTTACCGCCGGATGAGGTATGCTCATAGGCTCCAAGAACAAAGGCTTGTCCTGAGCTCACCTCATTACCGGCGGTAGTGCGGTAACCAGGACTGAACTCTAACTGACAGCCAATATCCAGAACTGACAGGCCTCCCTGCCCTGGTGAGGCATACTGTCCGTCATCATTCCTCAGCTCCACGGTTAGCCTTCCCTGGCTCTCATCAACCTCCTGCTTTAACCCTGTGACATCGACAGTCAGACCGATGCCCTGCGCCGTAAGCTTGGCTCTCCACACCCCATTGGGATTTGACAGCCAGCAATAGTCACCATAATGAGCAACAGCTAATCCATACTGGCTTGATAAATCAAACGGCACTGGCTCCCGCCACAGGGAACTCAAGAAGGTGGTATCTAGAACAGAGTGCGACCAGAAGGGACGGTTATAGGCTTCGGTGCCGGTAAACTTCTCAACATAGAAAATACGATAGACATCGAGTTTATCCATAAAGGCTCTATGGTATTCAAAGTCACCACCTGACGGGGCTGAGGCGAACCCCTTCAAGGCTGACCAGGTGCCAGCAGCTACATCACCGCCATCGCCATAAATGAGCGACCACAGCTTATAGTTACCATCGGAATCCTTGCCGGTGACAAAGAGGTTCCAGTCACCGTCATAGACACAAGCCACTCCCGATAAATCACCGGTAGTTTTATCCCAGGAGGCTTTAGTCTGCCAGCCGCCACCTACATGCTTCTTGACATATAGAGTCGTCTGGTCAGCAAAGAAGATAGCCAAATCACCATTAGGTTTGTAGGCAGCGGCTATACCATAGATGGCGGTAGTGGGAGAGTAATCAATAAGTTCAGGGCTTCCCCAGTTAACACCGTAGTCAGTGCTCTTTATGCGCTGAACTTGCCTACTGGAGTTTATCCAGAATATACTCACCTCCGCCCCTAGTGAAGCCGCAGCCACAATGACGCAATTATACTGGTTACAGTATGTCCACTGGCTGAAGTCCGATGAAGGGCTGGGATCAGCCACCCGCTGCCGATAGAGCTTCCTAGAGTCGCCGGGGGGAGTTATTCTGGCTCTGATGAGAGAGCCATCGCCGGGCATAGTCACGGCGTGGAAGTAGTCAGTCTCGGTGCCGGTATAGAGCCTGGTCCAGTCATATCTGACTACTCCTGAAATCTTGTTACAGGCTTCCAGCTTAACATAAGGGCTACGGGTAGCCTGTTTCTGGGCGGCTAGCAGGGCCGATGATAAAGTTCTCATTTGACTTCAATCCTTGGCTTGAGTTAGAAGTAAATCTGATTTGTTTCGACCTATCGTTTCCGCTTGACTCCCGGTTTTAGCCCAGCCAGTAGAGCCCCGATTATGACCAGGAGCAAGCCAGCGGTTCCGTGGTCAGGAAAGGTAAAGTGGAGGGTGCCGCCGTAGTCAATATAGTGGATGAGGATTAGGCTGGCACCGCTGAGAACAAAAGCGAGCCCTATCCAGAACCGCTGACTCAGAAGATACAACAGTGATTTTCTCAACTCCTTCAGGACTGGCTCACCCCCTTCATTTTCCCTCCCTGAACCGGATAATGGCTCTCTCACCAAAGTATTCTACAATCACGACTGAGACGAGCCCGGACAGCAAATAAGGCACCTCGACACTGGTCATGACACATATTCCATAGACCATAAATCCCCAAACGATGATAAATGGTCTGACGATGCTCTTGATAAAGTCTACCCAATCTTTTAACACCATATGAGCCCTCTCTTACATCAAAGCGGCCAGAGTGTCAGGTAAGGACTCACCAGCTTGTCGGTAGTGCCCTGCCAGGTGTCTGGCTGCCTTAATTATTTCCTCAGGGCTGGCTTCTACCCTCTGCCGGTGGTAACCACCAGGAGATAGAGCTACCACCGCCGCTGGCATCCGGTCCCAGTCGACTGTTTTTTCGATGTCCAGCTTGCCGGCAAGTGCCCTGAAGATGGCCCTGGTGTGGTGGGGGAGCTTCCATGTTTCGGCATCCTCCGGGTCGCCGACAATAGCAAATGCCTCCTTGGGCAAGCCTTCTTTAGTCCTCGGTAATCCTTCTTTGACGGTCACCTCAGGTCACCTCCTTTTTAGGGTCCGTAGTCGGTCGATTTAGACACCGGCGGGTAGTAGGGTTTATAGAGGGAGCGAACTCTAGCCCTATTTTTCCTGCCCAGCTTCTTAAGCTCATCCTTAAAACAGGCTAGCTTTTCCCTGCCCCAGCTAAGAAACTCTCTGGGGGTGATTCCGCCGCCGACATTAACCCTGTTGATGGCATAGATAGCCCAGTCGACGGCGGCATAGCCACAAGCACCGGTAACCACCAAGTCCTCGTGCTTGGCGGGAATGGTGGAGGTGGTATCATCAAGGGTGTGGAGCTTACCATAGTAAATGTGAGCGTTAGAGCCATCAGGAACCTCACCGCCTAATAAGGTGATGGTGTCTGCCCACAGGGCAAAGCGCTGGTATCTCTTGGGGAACTCATCCACCGGGTACTCAACGGCTTCAACCATGATGCGGTCGGTGATGGTAGATAGAGAAATCTCCCTGGAGTTGGCAGTAGTAGCCATGACCGCTTTCTGCTCATAGGGTAAAGCCTCTGAGAGCTCTTTCAGAGCGTGAAGGATGTGCCTATCCAGCTCATCATCAGTCCAGCGATAGTTAGCCGCATCCTCGTCGTGAAGGTCTCGGCGGACTAAGGTTCTCATCTCAGTTAGAGTCATTTAGATATCTCCTCAGTTATTTGGCAGGGCTGTGGAGTGCCCTCATCGTGTGAGCAGTAATGCTTGCTTACCGTCCCCTTCAAGACAGGTATATTCTCTATCTTGCCTTTAAGGAAAGTGAACAGGTCTTCCATATCAGCTATATTCTCAAAACGGATTTCTAAATTATGGAGTGGGAAACCGTCCTCATCTTGACCGCTGGACATAGCCATCCTGCCCCAGATCGGCTTGCCTGCTACTTCATTTCTAACTGCTTGGTCTAAACCATCCCTTTTAGCCGGGGTTTCAAACCTTAAACTGTGCATCACACAATATTTCATCTATACCTCCACTTAGTAGCTAGATAGTTGTGCTGGATTTCTTGATGGGTTAAAGCCCGATTATAAATCCTGATTTCACCAATGTATCCAGCAAAGTAAGTTGCCTGTGCTGTATATCTGCCCAGCCTTACAACAGATGCAGTGGATATGCCAGTGCCGGAGGCAGCAGGAGTGCCATCAGCAACACTATTCTTATAATACCTAATATTTGAGCCATCCCAAGTAATCCCCCAGTGTTGCCAAACACTAGCATCCATTTCGCTGTTAGACCCTACAGCGGATAAGTAGCCATCATCAGTAGCATTTCGTATTAGCAACCTGCAAACTTTAGTGTCTAGCTGTAGTATCCACTGTCTCTTACCAGCTACATACTCAAACTTAGCCGCTATTGAACGGTCATTCTGGTTGTTGAGGTTCACCCATATATCAATAGACATAGCAGAGGTAAGGTCTAGGCTTGAGTTGTTGCCGCAATTTATATCATCGTCTAAGCCATCAAAGTATCTACCATTAGGTCTCCACAAAGCACCGGTAACAGTGCACAAGTGCCCGCAGGCATCTTTAGACATAAAAGAAGCACCATCTAGCTCATAGAGAGGTAAATAGAGCACCAGACCGGGGTCAAAGATAAAATCCATTACTCACCTCACGAAGCACTATAGATTACCTTGACATAGCTTGAGTTCTTGGTCTTACCGACCGCATTCTCACCACCAGCAGCACCTGACTTGATTAACAGTTGAATATCAAATGGCACGGCATTGAAGTTAGCTACTGGTTGGAAACGACCACTATAGGTATATTCCTTATAAGTTGAAGCGTCAGCCGCATAGGTTACCTCACCGTGAAGGTCAACCCAGGTTCCACCCTTATTCCGTGCCTGCCACTTGAAAAGCACGCTTTCAAGAGTGCTGCTGGACTTTACCGCACAGGTAAGCCCAAACTCTACCTCAACAATAGTCCCCGCAGCCGGTGGCTCAATGGTTACTGATTCTACCGTCTCATAATCGTCTGTGCTTGTAGTCTTTTCGGCACTCCATTGAACCCCGTCTGAAGTCAGGTCACCTTTAGCAAAGGGGCGCTCAATGTGGACCACCGGCTCTGCATTGCTAGACTGGGGGGATAATATCAGCTTACCGTCAGCATCAAGAAGAAACGGGAGCGGATTACCACTAGCATCCTTTCCCAGGATAACCTGAATAGGTCTGCCATAACTATCAAAAAGTTTAGTCTCTGCCATAATCTACCTCCTTTTTAGCCCAGAGCCGAGAGTCAAGAGTCCAACTCAAGACTAGCCTGACTCCCGACTCCTGACTATTTATTAATCCTGGACACCAATTAAGGCGACCGCCTTAATCGAGCTAAACAGAGCCAGAGACACATACCACTTAATTCTGGTCCTGGAGGCATCCTTGGTCTCCAGTGAGCCAATGGACTCTGCGGTTAGGTGACCAGGTGCGGTTAAGCCACAAAGGGCTCCCTCACCGAACTGGACGGCGTAAATAGTGGAGCAAGTGCCGCCAGTAGTGCTAGTTTCCAAGCTGGAAGATACCGTGTGCGTATCCAGAATCCAGTCATTCACCCCCAGGGGGATGCCATCCCACAAATGGATGAAATTACCCCAGTTATCTCGGTCAGTCTCCATCATACCGCCAGCGGCTCTGACCAGGGCATTAATCTTCCGCCGGCTTCTTCGGCTCATCAGCAGCATACTAGGCTTACCACCCTTTACCGCATCAATAAGCTCATCAAGCATAGATAGACTCAGGGTAGCCCCGGTAGCGCCGGCAGCAATTAACTGGTCACCGGCAGTAGTGGTATCAATAAGCTTTCTCAAACCATCAAACTGCTTGGGGTTAGCCGTGGCATCGCCATAGATAAAGGTCTCCTCAAACTTACGCCTCAGTGCCTTAGCCTTGAGCTCAATAACGGCTGTTTCCAGGTCCTGAAGATTAGACCGGGTCGCCTTTAAGAAGTTATCAACATCGGCATCACCACCCATAATCTTTAAGTTTGCCGTTATCTGCTCAAAGGTTGGGGTAGACTCAGCCCAGGTATCGCCGACATCATAGAAGTCGATACTGGGCAAGGTCTTCTCCTGGTTATAGGTTAAGCCATTACCGACAATCTCAATGAAGGGCAACTCCTGGAGAATGGGCGAATCCTTGACGATGGTCTCCACCACTCCTTGAAGTAGGATATCATTTGACAGTTTAGCTCCCTCAGCTAAAGTTAGTGCCATTATCGTTTACCTCCTATTGCGTATCGAATCTTTTCTCGTGGGGATAGAGCTGACAGGTCAGGTGGTGTCCTCTGCGGAGCCCCGACCGGGACTCTAGTCTTAGCCGCTTCAGCTTCCAGTCCCTGTTTCACTCTGGAGATGAAGCACTGGGCATGTTCCACAGACTGGTTTATTGCCTCAATGCTGTCGCCACTAATGAGCTCGTCAAGGACATCGGGATTAGCCTGAACTACCAGAGCCCGATAACTGGATACCGCCTGAGCCAGAGAATCTCTGACATTGGTCAACATTTCGGTTGACTCAGCTAGTGCCTGCTTCAGGGCAGCGACCTCGCTATCCCTATCGGCTACCACCTGCTCCAGCTCACTGATAGCGGCTCCCTTGGTATTGAGCTCGCTGGCAAGGGTTTCCTTCTCTGCCCTGACGCCTTCCAGCTCTGCCCTGGTAGATTCCAGTTCAGCCTGTAGCGCCTGAACTTCCTCGTCAGTCATAGTGTTTCCTCCTGCCTCTAGTCTTCAGTCTTGAGTCCAGAGTCTCAACTCCAGGCTATTAGACTTCAGACTAATCGACCGTGTTTATTCCTCAACGCCTCCCGCCTGGGACTGTATAGCCCTCTCTCTCACTCCGCCCCTGGTCGAGCGTGCGCCAAGCTCTTTATTCATCCTGAGGATGGTCTCCCTCTCCTCAAGCCATCTATTAAACTCATACTCCGCATCCTTAATCCCAAGCTCATCCATGGCGGTTCTCCTCGAGTGAATTCCGGTCTGAACCAATGACTGCTCATTAGACACCAGCCGCACCATATCCCGAGGTAGCACCGGACCCCAGACTAGCCTCAACCGATAGTCACCAAAGCTCTCCCCCTGGTATCTCTCTACAAGTTTAAGGATGAGGACGTTTCTCCGGTTATAAGCCGCTGTCCTGATAACCCTCTTTCGCCTGACCTTCTGTAGTAGTGGCTGAAGCTCAATCTCAAGGGCAACCCCGGAGAGGTCCCTCTCGGTTCCGCCAAAGGCTGCCCTCGGCGATTCCGATACATCGTGCATGATTTTATATAGCAAATTGATATAATCTATATGCAGGCTGACACCACCACCCTGAAGCAAATCAAGTAAATAGGCTTTAGCGTCCTCGGGTATATTCCACACTGCCCCCGGCTTAACCGCGATATCCTCTGACTCCTCCACATTCTCCAGTACCGCGATAGGATTACCTGATAGCTCCAGTATTCGGGATAGCTGGCTCATTGCCCGATTTAACTCCCGCTGGGGTTCCATAATCTGGGGCAAATCAGATATACCCCAGAACTTCTTCGGCTCTCTCAGGTTGGGATAGATAACAAATGGTATAAATCCGTAGGGATTAGGCTTCTTCTCCACCAGGGCACTATCCAGATAAAGCTCAAATTCACTATCGGTCCACAGCTCAATGACAGTCGCTGTCTTAGCCTTGGGCTTCACCGGGTAGAGCGCCTCAGCCTCCTCCTGGGTAAGGGTATACTTTGAGGCTACTCGCCACACCCGTGATGTATCGTCCCCCAGCCACCAGGCATAGATACCCTGGACATCGGGGGCAGTAACCCTGACCTGCTTGGCTTGAGCATCCCAGATAACCTTATAGCAGGC